GCGACATGAATACACTAATTACACCCTTTTCGGATCTCTAAGGCACTTTTTCTCAAAAAGCGCTAGGATGAGTCTTCCGGCTGCAATGTCAGCGCAAGGATTAACTGCTATGGTTCCTATTAATCCAATAGACGGATTTTTACAAATATTTAACTCAAACCCATACTTCATCGGCATAATGATGCTTATTCTAAATTTGGGTGGGCGCTTCATTAGTTTAGAAGTTACTAAGAAACAAGAGCAATTCCTACAATTACCATGGGTTCGCAGAGGACTTATATTTACAGTCCTATTTGTGGCAACACGTAACATATGGGTCGCATTCTGGGCAACCCTAACAGTTATACTGTTCTTAGGCTACTTATTTAATGAGAATTCGGCATTATGTATCTTTGGACAAGGAGGAAAAGTAGGATCTAAATGCGATAGTGGTCAAGATGGGCTAAAACCAGGTGAAGAAATGACGCCCGAAGAGAAAGAAATTCTACAACGTTTAAGTGCGAAGGCGCAGAGATATCAAACTGGTGAGAATGCTAATGCTGGTGCTACTACAACCAAAACTCCCGAACAATTAGCACTTGATAAATCTCTAAAACAACCTGGTGCTAATGAAGAAGATGTGCTTCATACAGATGTCTATGCGGCGAATCTTACATTACTACGCAATCCCTTATAGGCTTCTAATTAATTATATACTTATTATAAGTAATAAATTAATTATCTATATATTTTATAAATCTACAAGGGATTATAGATTTAGTGTCATTGTATTTGCGACTGGAATGGCGGCCTTTCGGCGGCCTCTACGTTGCCCGCTCGTTCCAGTACGAACACTTTCAAGTTGACTTATCTCATCATCAGAATGAAGACTTTGGAGTTCGGATGCTGCCCTCATCGCAGGCTGCTGAGTATAATCATTACCAGCTGAAAAATTAGATGACATATCTTGATTCATATCCAGCTCCGCAGAGCGAACCTCCTGGAATGTTTTGAGTATATCATCCACACCAGACGGCCCTCTCATTTCACGTCGTTGAACTGGTGCTACAGCTGCCGCAGCCATATTTTGCGGCATCTGTGGCATCGGCGGTGATGCTTTATTGTTAGATGACTGGTAAAATGGACCAGTATTTGACGGTTGTTGCTGCTGCTGTTGCTGTGGCATTCCCATTGCCGCACCCATAAAATTACCAAAGCCTGAACCCGCCTGATTGGCCGCCGCCGCCGCAAATTGTCTCGCCAAATCGGGATTATTTTTGAAAACATCACTAGGTCCCATACCAGCCATCTTTTGACGGAAAAATGAATTACTCATATGAAACATAAATCCACTTCCAACTAATGACATTAGTAGTTTAGCTTCAGGGGGCATATTGCCACGGCCCTTGTATTTATCATAAAGTTCTTCAAAGACTTCATCATAGTCTTCAATGTTTTCATGTACAGATTCGGACCATCCATCAAGCTGCCAATCAGCCGGATTAAATTTACCATTAAGGAATTCAAATCCTGTTACAACGCCCATTAAACATTGACGCTGGAAGCGAATAGAGCCCTCTAGATTCTTGGCATCAACTAGGCGGTCATATTCAAGTTGAATTTCCTCCAAGTTATTATCCATACTGAAATGCTTGCTGAGCGTGTATCCCTTCGTTTCAAGACGATTTAGCTTATTAATGAGATCAATCTTCTTTTTACGCTCTTCCTCTGGATTTACTCGTGTGGCGGCGGCCAAACTAATAGATGGTCCTGTAGCCGTTTGATTATTTGAAAATAACTCAGATGATCCATCATTTGAATCTCTATTGATTGAAATATCTGGTAAAGATGAGCTGGATGTTGGAATATCAAAAGAAATAGCTTCTAGGGGTTCTAAAGAGCTAACACCGATATCTCCAATTGGTTCAAAGGCAGATACATTTGTTGAACCATTATTGGCCGGACGAGAGTTGACACGGCTACTAGTTAAAAGGCTCGCACCCAGGTCATCACCGAGGTCTTCGCTGCTGAGCTCAATAACATTGCCGACATTTGAACTAATTTGAACATCGGATGAACCTAAATTTTCAACAAAGTTGTGCATATCACTAATTGTTACACTTGTGCCACTCATATGTCTTTTTCAATCAGTTCTTTTTTAAGCACTATAAATCACGCACTCATGTTTTACTATATATAATATGCGCATGTGCTTTAGCTTATTTTATAGTAATCGTACCGATAACCAACTCAAACCTAGACCTAAAAACGCCCCCACAAATACTTGATTAATTGTGTGGCATTTCTTTAAATATCTTGATAACATAACTAAAGCCGTATAAATTACTAAAATTAGTCTGATATATCTATTATCATATTGTTGGTAGTAAAATCCCAAAATAAATGCTGCTTCAGCCGAATGTGATGATGGCATACCGGGTCGGCCCGCCTGATTTTCATCATTACATAGTAAATTACAATCCTTGGCACCCTTAGGACGTGTGCTTAGCTTTCCTATAAAGAAGTATTTCAGTGTTTCTGATATAAAAGTTGTTCCTATTACTCCTAAAAATGCCTTAAAGTGTATTACATTTTTAGTAATAGCATATAATACAAGTGGAATTATATAAAGTAATCCTACTGACATTGATATTAAATTAAGAATATTCATTTATTAATAGGCCTAATAAATATACAGAATTCTAAAAGTCTACACACATACAAAGTGCGTCGGCCATATCTGAACGTTTAGTTGTCTTTTTCCATTCTTCATAAATTTTGGTATTCATAATAGTTCCATCATCAAATAAAGATTTCAGACGCTCTTCTGATTTATTTTTTCTATCTTTATAGCCTTCATCGCCCTTTTTAGAGTCTGTTACTTTCTTTTTGGCATGAACTAGATGATATTCTGGAGTTTTATTATTGGTTAAAAATTTCTCTCTTAGCGTCGCAAATAATAGAACTTGTACAGATTTCATATGCGGATTCTTAAAGGCCGGTTGATTTTCTAATAGAACATGTGTACAGTCTGAGAATAGTTCCCACTTTTCTTGAACAAACTTTCTTAATGCGTCATGAATGAGTTCCAAGCTAACTTTTGACGCATTGGCCTGTTTTGGTTGCTCAAAATGCGCCGTGAATTTCTTATAAAGAGCATCCAAATAGTTATCTTTATTTGTACTATTATTTGCTAGAACACAATTATGCGTCTTAAGAAGCTCTTTGAGGATTTTAATAGGTGGCAGTTTTTTAGCATCAAGTTCCTTAAGAATTGTATGCGTTCCAGGAATATGACGTTTACAAAAAACATTATCACCCGCTTTATAAGACGCCTTATTTACACATAAGAAGCATTTTACATGTTCAACAGGTTCTAAAATATTACAGTTTTCAAGTGCGATAATATTCTTTTTATTTTCAAGAATACAGAATGCCAGATTCTTAATGCCAATGTCAAATGCTATAATCTTATTCAAGGCCATTAATATTTAATTGTAGTTATGGTTTATATTCTGAGTAAATAACATTAATCAGAATAATAATGGTCGGGGCGAGAATCGAACTCGCGGCTTACGCTTTTCAAAATATACTATTATTAAGTATATAGCATAAGAGCGTCACTCTACCAACTGAGTTACACGACCTTTGAGGAATTTCTTCCTATTATAGTTATAATGATGAGTCTTTAAGTTATTTTGTAGGGAATTTACCACGAGGCGAGTTTCGTCCACCTTCATAGTAAGATGTTAATCCAATATTCTTACGATTACTACGAATTTCGGCCATTGTTGGATCATAAGTAAAGGTTCCAAAAAGTCCAGGGCAGTCTACGTCAGCACGTTCAACACCAATACCATTTTTGAAGCCTGTCGGATTAAGCTCAGAATAGAACGGATTGGAATGTACAATACCAGCCGGTGGTGGAATTGTATTTGCCATAGTAAGTGATGCGCCAGTCCATTCTACTTGTCGTTTACGCGATTCATCTATAATTTCCTCACCATGATGAATTAGCCATAGTTTAGTGTTATACTGGGCATCGGGGCGAATATTTTTTGTACATTGTGGTCTATAGTCAGTTACCAGGCGCGCATCCTGTAACGGCCCTGCGTAGGCTGGATAACGGTTATCTCTCGCGGGATAAACATCTTTGACAGGAGGGATATAAGCTTTTTGGGCAGCCTTGTATTCTGTACCAAAAGGCGGATTTGGGTATAAATTTGGGCTATGTGGCATTCTACCGCTACTAAATCTAGATTGATTAAACTCAGCCATCTATCTTTACCTATAGTTTTGCTTATTAAATCATGAAGATTCTGCGGTAGGAAAAGACCCGCTAGTTTCAAGAAAAGAGCTGGAACCACTCCCTCCTAATAGCGTTGAACCGGGTTCAACAGGTAGGGAAGAGCGATCCGATGTTTTAAGAGCTTCAATAATAGATCCTTTTTTCATAGTACCAGCCCCACTAATTCCACGATTTTTAGCAAGTGTCTGTAGCTCCTTTAGCGTCATTGATTCATAATTGGCGGACATTCGTACAGTTGAATCCTTGGCATCTTTAGATTCAGATTCTGGGACTACTGCGTCATCTAGTGGGACATACTCCGTATTTTTAGTCTCAGGATTGGCACTTTCAGATGCGCTTATAGCGCCACTAATAGCAGCTCCCACCACTTTTACTGGGCAACCACTTTCACCCACATCTTGATTGGCACTAACATCTTCATCGGCTCCTTCATTTGCGCCTTCATTAACCCCGTCATCATCATTAAAAGCTGCGTATCCATGAGGACGGTTATCTTCTTGATGATCAGATGCCGGTAGTTCTGAATAGGATTTAATTTCAGCACTCATCTTGAGATCAAGCAATATAGACTCTAAAAGGCTAATCTTCTGTTCAGCTTGCTGAAGACGTGTGTATAAATATAGGGCAATGGAGCCAAATAATAATACAAGTACTAATCCCACTGTAAGGGTATCACTTAGAGATGTCATTCTGCCGTGCTCTAAGGAATTTTCAAATGATTTTTCACCGCGTTATATCTTTTTATAAATATCATTATTATCATATTATATTAAAAGTCCATTATTCTTTAATAGTTCATCAACGCTACTCACCTTACAAATTCCCTTTTTCAACGAATATTCAAACTGAATATCACCCTCCTCATTTATAGTCGCAGGACAACACAGCTTCTGGATATTTTTATCACATTTCTCCACTAATTCAAAG